TGGCTCGTGATGCAGGTCCAGGCCACGGGGCCAGTGACACTCGATCAGATCGGCATGAATGCCCAATTGACGAATTTCGGGGCCGGTTCCACCTTGACCGGGAACAGCGAGATAGCGCTATTAGCTTCATCGATTGGAACCACTTGGCAACACGCTGTGAAGATTTACGATTTCGTTTACAACGCAGCTCCTTCGCCGGGCGCTTCTTCGATCCCTGGTGATCCCTACACGGACGTGCTGGTCATGTGGAACTGGGGTGTGCATCGCTACCAGATCGCCGGGGGGTTATAGGAGTTAAGCCATGGCCATATCAAGAGCACAATTACTCAAACAATTGGTCCCGGGACTCAACGCCCTGTTCGGCCTGGAATATAAGAGATATGCGGAGGAGCATAGGGATGCCTTCACCATCGAAACCTCAGAACGTAGTTTTGAAGAAGAAGTAAAAGTTTCAGGCTTCGGGCCGGCCCCGGTTAAACTTGAGGGGGCTGCTACTACGTATGACGACGCTCAGGAGGTGTGGACTTCAAGATACACTCACGAGACCATCTCGCTCGGTTTCTCACTCACCGAAGAGGCCTTCGAGGATAATTTGTACGACAGTCTCTCGGCGCGCTACACCAGAGCCTTGGCCAGGTCGATGGCCCACACCAAACAGGTCAAAGGCGCCGCGATCTTGAATAACGCCTTCGATCCGACCATGCCGGGCGGGGACGGCGTCTCGCTCGCTAACGTCCAGCATCCGCTGGTGGCAGGCGGCATGTACAACTCGAACACACCGGCGACGAGCGCTGATCTTAACGAGACGGCACTCGAAAACGCTGCGACTCAGATTGCTTTGTGGCTGGATGATCGTGGTCTGCTGATCGCTGCCAAGCCGCGGCGCCTGATCGTTCCTGCCGCACTGCTCTTTACTGCCACGCGTCTGTTGCGCAGTCAGTATCGTACGGGAACCGCTGATAACGACATTTCGGCGATCTACACGAACGGGACTATTCCAGAAGGCTGGTTCGTGAATCACTGGATTACGGATCCGAAAAGCTGGTATTTAATAACGGATGTCCCCAATGGATTAAAGCATTTCGTGCGCGTGCCACTGAGGACTTCGAATGATCCCGACTTCGATACCGGGAATTTAAGATACAAAGCTCGTGAACGCTACTCCTTCGGCTGGTCCGATCCGCTGGGAGTCTACGCCTCGCCGGGCGGCGGGGGCTAGAGCAGCAAATGACCTGGGGATTGTCCCATCGCTTTGACCCCAAGGCGTGTCTGATTGCTGATCGGCATTACAACAGGCGTAAGCCAGGTAGCCCACAATTTGTTCCGCCAGGGCGATGTTTGGTGTTACTGACCAAAGATGCTGGGGCATTGTGGGTGACTTCATGGCCGTTTGCTGAATATGTCCGGCACCGTTGGCCAGGAGCATGGATCAATTCGCTGTTTCGGCGTGAAACGGGCCCGAAGTCTTCAGAACTGATTAGGCAGGCTATAGCTGCAACACGTTGGTATTGGCCTGATGTACCTTCGCTTGGAATGGTTACTTTCGTGGATTCTGACAAGGTACGGTCCCGGCGCGCTGGATACGGAAAGTGTTACATCAAAGCTGGCTTTGAACCTGACGGCGAAACAGAGGGCGGCTTGCTGGCATTCAGGATGCGACCGGACGCCATGCCTGAACCCGAAGAACCAATAGGGGCGCAGCTTTCGCTAATTACGGCTGCCCGGGAATACCCGGCGGCACTGCCGGCGGCGGTTCCGGGGTAAGTTCAGAGAGCGCATTCTGGCGTTCCGCGGAAGCGTTCTTGAGGCCGGTGCGGGTGGTCTCGGCCTGCTCGCTGACGCCATGGCGCAGATTTTCGGCCTGGATCTCGGCCTGGGTGCGGCGCTCTTCGCTTTGGAGGCGGGCCGCATCGGAGGCTCCTTTCTGCTGGATGCGCTGCTGCTCGAGCTGCAGCTTCCCCTGGTCGGTCTGGGCTTTCTGAGCTTGCGCTTGCTGTTTCAATTGCATCTCGGCCTGGGCCTGCTGGACCAGCGGATCCTGGGCCTGCTGTTGGGCCTGCTGCTGCTGTTGATCGGCCTGGTTGCCGGCCAGGACCTTCTGCGCCGCGGCCGCCATTGCCATCGAGAGCTGCTGCTCGATCTCGGGAGGCAGCTGCGAATTGAGCGGCGGCAGCGGCACGCCCATGGCCTGCTCGATCTGCTGGCGGTACTTGAAAGCCGTGTGCTCGGCGATGTGAGCCGAGCCGGCCGAGGCGATGGAAGCAGCCAGTGGGTTGGCCTGCATGATCTGCGAGATCTTGGGATCCTGGTCCATCGCCTGGTGCACCGCCAGGTGGGCATCGTGATCCTGCCACTCGAAAGCTTTGACCGGCCTCGAGGTCAGCAGCGCCATATTCTCGGAGACCGGGTCCATGGGCTCGGCGGCCGACTTGTCGGGCACGATCTGATCGGCATTGTCGATGCCCAGGACCTCGAGCAGCGAACGGTGCAGCAGGGGCAGATTGTAGAGCTGCGGCGCCTGGGCGGAAGTCTGGAGGGCCGCCTGGTACTGCATGACGCGCTGTGCCATGGTGGACGCAGCCGGATCGCTGATGGGCACAATGGAGATGGCTGTCTCGCCGTAGTCGGCGACTTTAGCACTCCGGGGCACGCTGTTGGCCGGGTCGTAGTCGTATTCGGGCGGGGTGTGGTCTCTGATGATTTCGGCGATGAGGACCAGCTCTTTCGCGAGCGCGGTATGCATGCGCGACTGCACTGCAGTGATGACTTCGGTGGCGCGCTCGATCAGGGCCAGCATGGTGCCTACGGGGGCATTCTGCGTGGAAGAGTTGATGTCGAGTTCCGCAATGCTAGCGAAGCCTTTGCCCTCTTCGATCAAAAGTTGCATCAACTGGAACAAGACGGCGCTGGGCTCTTTATAAGGGATGAATGCCACCGAGTCCAAAATTCGACCTGCAGGGACGTCGACGTCCCTGAACTCGCCCGGCTGGATCGGATCATCCTGTCCGATAATCCTTAACTGGCGGGACTTGAGACCGCCAGGCAGGTTGGACAGAGTGCCCGCGTCGACGAGTTGGCGCAGCACGGATGTCGTGCCCTTGGTGATGCCGCCGATCAGGTGAATGAGCCCCAGGCCATATGATCCTCGCCACGGCACATATCTGTAATGCACGAATGACTGCACCTTTGCGCGCTGCGGGTCACCCTCGCGCCAGTTACGCCGGATGGAGAGAACTTCGCGCGAGTCGTACTCGATGGTCACGACATAGGGTGCCGGCTCCCCGCCATCCACGTCGAGCGAGAGGTTGGTATGCGTTTCCCACAGTGTCAGCAGATCGGTCATGGTGTAGGACGGATGCATGCCGCTCAGACGCACGGTCTTTTGCTCGACCTCATCGAGCTCGATGGGGGAGCGGCGGTTGAGCTCTACCTGACGATAAAAGCCGGCATTCTGGAGACGGACAATATCGGCCCACCCTTTTTTCATCACGTGTGTGTAGCGCGGACAGGTTTCGAGATTCGGAAAGCCATAGGGTTGCAGAAAATCGCTGGCGGGCACGAATTGCGCCGCGGGCCTGTCCAACAACACGTCGTGGAAAACCTTCTTAAACGCGCTGCCATCGACCGGCAGGGCAAAGAGCAGTTGCTCGGTTTCGTCGCGAAACTCGGGCATTTTTTCCACAAGCCAGTTGTTGATGTCGCTTGCAACGCGTTTGGCTTGCTGGATCTTGGCTTCGTCTGATTGGCCTACAATCTTGGTCGTGGCCGGGCCTTCCGGCGGGAACAGGCGCACGATGCTTTTGCTTTGAAAGCGAACCGCCGCCTCCAAGATCATGGGATGGACCACGCCACAGGACCCTCGCCAGGGTTGATCCCTTTCCTCGATTTTGATACCCAGCAGATCCATCCCCTTGGCCAGAGCCTCTTCCCATTCCTTCCGGCTGGTGCGGTCCTCCTCGATGGCGAAGCCCAGGTCGCTCGCAATGGAACCTAGGACCTGTTGCGGAAGGTATTCCGCCAGATTGGCCGAGAACGGCGCATCCGCAAGCAGCTTCTCTTCCGGACCAGGCCCGAAATCGACTTCCACCGAACCGTCGGGCAGCTCCCGTGTAGTTGCAGCTGGTTGAGCCGGCCCGAGATCGAGGACGGCAGAACTGAGGCCTGGGCCCGTGCCATTCCCGTTGGGCGAAATAAGGGGACGATCAACCACGCCTTTGTTTTATTACGGTCTGGTGGTGGGAAGCAAGCGCCAAAAAAGCGGCGGCCCCGTCTCTGTTTGAGAGCCGCCGCAAAATCATCAGAACCCTAACCACTGACATCCTAAGCCTCGAATACGTTCAGTGCCAGAGAGCAGGTCACCGTAGTGTATCCCGCCGCACTGTGGAGATTTATTTTCTGCGAAATTACACTTGCACGCCAGAAGCTTCCGGCGTAATGTTCATTTATTCGCTTATCTGAAATTAATGGGAAAGGAACAGCAATGCAGAAAGAGGAACAGCCGGCTTTGTGTCGGACAGCCATGGAAGTCCAGCGGGCGCATGATCTGCTGGGAATGCTTCTCAAACAGATCGTCAGCGCCCCGAGCCTTTCGAGACTCCCCGTGATGGACGTAGAGCAGGGCTACCTCTTAGGAGCCCGCTATGCCGTTTTGTGCTGGGTGCTCGGCCATTCGAATCGCGAATTTACGGAGTACTTGGAAAGCCTGGAGCAGTGCCTTCTGGAGCAGGGCATCGGGTTCATCGACTGCGGGCGGCTGCATTACCCGGAGGGCCACTATGACAGATCATCCCGGCGGTGAACTTTTCAAAGTGCCGTATCCTCCCAAAGACTGGCATTACCTTAACCCTTGGGGAGAAGGTCACTGCTTCGTGCACAAGAATGGCTTGAGGCTCATTATCGACTGCGAGGAAAAAGAGGACGGGAAGCGTTGGGTACATGTCAGCGTATCCCGCAAGAACTACATCCCCTCGCATGAAGACATGTGTCAGGTGAAGGAGGCCTTCATCGGGGACCGCTACGCCTATGCGGTTTATCCGCCGCAATCCGAGTACGTGAATATCCATCCGAACTGTCTCCATTTGTGGGCCTTGGCAGAAGGCGATGGCCGTATGTTGCCGGAATTTAGTGGCCAGGTCGCTGGTATCACGAGTATCTGATGGAGAATTGTAAGATCTGCGGGCGCCCGTTCGAAGGTCTGGGGACCTGCTGCGAGCCCTGCCTTAAGTGGAAGTACTACGAAGAGGCCCTTAAGCAGCAGGCCTCTATCTTCGCCAGAAGACCTGAGATGGCCGTCCTGGTCACCAGGCATAACCCGCCGCAAGTGGCTCATCTGGCACTCGTCGGACACGCGATGCTGGCATGGTGCGGCATGCCCCTTCGTCCGCGTGCGAATTTTCGGCATTTTTCCGAGGTCGGGCGCAATGGCGAGTTCAGGTCGAATACCTGCGCAAAATGTCTGGAGCTGTTCCAAAAAATCACCGGGCGCAGGGTCGGAATAATAACGGAGGCGAGAGTATGAAAATAATTCAGTTGATACTGATGATCGCAGCCCTGATCGTCTTCGGCCTGGCGGCGTTCGAGGTGACGGGCCAACGAGTCAACCTGGTGGCGATGGGCTTGTTCTTCATGGCTCTGGCCCAGCTGCTCTCGATCGTATGACGAAGTCAAAATTCTCAGCCACAGAAAAGCGTATTCGCAAAATTGAGGATGACGTCCGCAGAGGCGTTATTGAAAGCCACGAGGGCTTGGTATACGCAATGTGTGAAGTCGCGCGTCAACTTCGACGCTTGGCATACCTTTACCAATTCGAACTCGGCCTGGAAGAGAAGCGTGAAGAAGAGGAAGTGCAGCCGTGATGCTCGCGAAGGAAGAGCCGCGGCCGGATTTCCTCGAGCAGCATTTCACGATCGGGGAGCTGGCTAAGGCCTGGCACATGTCACGCGAGACGCTGCGGTTGTGGTTTGTTGATGAGCCCGGGGTGGTCAAATTCGGCGCCGGAAAGCTGACAAAAGCGCGCCGGCGCACCTATGTGTCGCTGCGTGTTCCCAAGAGTGTGGCGCGGCGGGTGTATGCCCGCCACACGGGCAGGGAACTATGAATGTGAATTGGGGAGAGATCCCAGAATTATAGTAATAAAATGCGAGATGTAACTAAAGCCGAACTAGATGAGTATTTCGGATTCGCCTGGCGAGATCTAAAACCGCAATCTTTCAGCCAAGAGCAAGCCCAACTAATCGGCGAATCGGTCACACAATCAAGGCTACCGGCTGCGGTTCTCAAAAAAGCGGTGGAAGCGATGAAAGCAGGCTTGAGGCCCGAAGACTTCATTCTATCGTTCTGGATTTCGGCGTTCCAAATGGGCCGCGAATTCGAGTCGCGGTTATTGACTAGCGCGCTACGGAGTAGAGTGAAATAAAAGCAGTGAACTACTACCCCGCGAGCGGAAACTGATAGTTCAGGACGCGCGACCGTTTCGCAAACTCTTTGCGATAGTCGTCGATGAATTTAATGTAATGCTCTTTCGTAATGCGCACATCGCTATGGCCCAGAAACTCACACACCGTGGAAAGCGTTTCTCCACCTTTGAGCAGGGTTATGGCGAATGTATCGCGGAAGCGGTGGCAGGCACCACGCTTACAATTGATTCCGGCAAGCTTCAATACCTCGAGCACGAGGGCCGTAGTCTCGCGTATGCGGGCGTCATA